TTTTGTGTTTGAGTTTTTTGGAGAGCCATGTTATAGGTGTCTTTGACGGAATATTTTGGAATCAGGTGATTTATCACATGAGTTTGACATTGCCTTTTTGGGGTTTGGTTTTTCCCCACGTGTTGTGCACACCACGTGAATTCACGTGTGGGGCCCCGGAGCCCCACATTTGCCGCTGGGAAACTAGACGTTATTTCAAAAATAAGTTTATTCGATTACATTTATGCCACTTCGTTATCCCATAAATCTAATCCTTGACGTGTACGTCAAGTTACAGGTTTCAGTTCCATTGGTACTAAAACCTACGACGTGTAGACTATTATCCGTTATGGCAGCCACCGTTCCGGTTGTTGCAGAGCAACCGACCTTGATATTAAGATTATCAAGGTGCGCTTCAATGGACCGTGATTGACCACATGCTTCCATGTTAGTTCCATCGTAGGCCATGGAAGGATCATTGAAGTCGATTTTCCAAGTCTTCAATACGCGAAACCTGGAAGAATACTGCAACTGTCTTTGTAGACATGAATTGTTGGCGGAACTGCCGGCAGGATTTGTGTAGACGTCTTCGGAATTAAGCTGCGCACCGTTGGTTTGTGTGTCTAGAACAATGGCAATAAAGACCGAAGGAGGTATCCAACCCAGCGTTTTGTTTGGCTGGGAGTTGGTGACGACCCGTCCATTAAAATGGAGGGATTTGATGACATAATTCTTGCCATCTCGATTTGACTCTCCGTCACCTTGCGCAACGCCATTCAAACAGTTGTCTGTGGCAGGGTCTAGTTCACATCCCGTACAATCAGTGGGATTATGAATGACCGTTGTCGCTTTGAAGGTATCGAAAAACTTTTTTTCAATACCTAGGAAACCTCCGGTCCGGACGTTTAGTTGCTTGTTCATTGTTGAAGCTCTCCTGAGTTGGGCAGCTGCTTTTTTCTCTAGAATTTGTTGCCTGTTGGCTGTTGGAGCATCATAGACGGCCATCGTCCTTACGAGTTTGCGGCCCCTACCAGCTTTCCTGTTATCAAAATCTTCTAGTGCTTGGGTAAATGATCGTTTCATCTGTCAGATGTCAAAAGAACGTGATTCACGTGTTTACTAGGAACCTTGTGATCACATGTAGACACGTGTGGATTGATGGAGTGGGAGTGACGGCTGGGGGTAATAGTAGCCCGTACCGGTCTTTACCCCAGCCGTTGTGGACCACATTTTTGACCGTGAATAAGTAAAGTCTAGTTCAACTATGCTACTGTTGAGAGGCGCGCCCAGGTGGGACTTCTTCCTATCGCCTTGTATTTATCGCGTCGCCCATGGTGCTATCGCACCATGGTCTAGCTCCCTGAGAGCGGGGTGCTCGCGCACCCCGAGGGATTATCATATAAGTGAGAGGTCAAAAATATGGGGGGTCTGGGGCCTAAAGGCCCCGACCCTAGGTTTCAATCTAACCCTAGCTCCTAGGGAACCCTAGACCGAACCCTAACCCTAACCTAACCTAACCCTAACCCTAACCCTAACCCTAACAATAGACACTAAGATGACGCAAATTTGTAACAAATTTCATTTATTAAAATTTACAAGGGCAATCAATAAAAGCTTCATCGCATTTCTTGCACCAACTTGTTAGACGTTCGTCATCATCCAATGAACATTCACAAGAGCCTTCTTGTTCAAGGGCTAGTGCGCCTTCTTCTGGTCCAGAATCATCTTGCCAAGATTTTGAGACGGACGACAAGCTGTCTGAGCTACTATCTTCATTGGTGAGGTCTATGACAGACCCGTTTGCACGGTGAAATAGTAGCTCCCGCTGAACTACAGGCTTGGTATTCTCGACGATGCTACCAGTAGCATCTTGGCGATACAAGGCTGGTTTTTTCTTCTTAGTAGGCCTCTCTTCACTGTGGTGCTTCGAAGCTTTGGTTTTTCGAGGTCTTGGAGGAGGAGAATCATCAAATGCTTTGATTTTGTCCAATTTGACAATAGCAAATCTTCTAAGAATTGGGTTAAGGACACCGGGATCTTTCCAGAGTTGGTCCGGGTGATAATTTGAGGTAATGACAATTCTTTCCGGCCTTAGCATGACTGTACGACCTTTCATCTCCGATCGAAAGGGGAAACGATCTGCCCAAATCTTGAGATGGTCACCCAAATATTCATGCGTAAGACCGATGTCTTCAAGAACGACTGTGGGTTGGTCATTGTATCCATCCCACCATTTGTTGCACATTTTTCTATAGGCGTCAGGGTACTCGTCCCATACTTTCTTGGATTTACCGGTACCGGTTGGCCCCCAAATCCATAGGTTTGGGGGGGCACCATCATTCCATGAGAGTGCAACCCGGGGTTTGTTGTTGATGACTTCTTGGCGAACATTGCGTATATTGTTGAAATACAATAGGGAATGTTTGGCGTTAATTTCATCGAAATTACCCGCCTTCGCTTTCTCCATGGTTTCTTCGTACTTTTCCATGGATGCTTTGTGCCCGGCTTCGTTTTGTTCCAGTGGTTCTTCGCCAGTTTGATGAACCTCTGCGTTCCGGCCGTAATGCGGACCTGCTGTCTTGAATTTGGACCATTCTTCGTGTGTTTGATCCCCCTTTTTACAGTAGTCTATAGCATCACGGACAGTACCTCTTTTGACCTCTAGATGTGCCCTGTCGAGAATTTTAGAGAGCGCCGTTCTTGTTTTTTGTCCTACCAGACAAAAATATCCTTGGAGATGCGGAGTTTTAGCTACACCAGCAGAGTCCCTAAGTACGGCGTTTTCAACGCCGTACACCATGTAAGTTGTTTGTGGTCGAAACATGATTAAAGTTGCATAATCCAACTCCGTAGGGTTGTTTATTGTGAAGCACCAGTGTTTTGCTTTGTTGTTTTGTGTTTGAGTTTTTTGGAGAGCCATGTTATAGGTGTCTTTGACGGAATATTTTGGAATCAGGTGATTTATCACATGAGTTTGACATTGCCTTTTTGGGGTTTGGTTTTTCCCCACGT